GTCGACAAGGAGATCGGTGGTGAGAAGTTCACCGAGAACCTGGCCATCGCCCGCAAGGCCCTGGAGAGCTTCGGCACGCCCGAGCTGCAGGATGTTCTGAACATGACCGGCCTGGGCAACCACCCGGAAGTGATCCGAGCCTTCTACAAGGCCGGCAAGGCGATCAGTGAGGACAGGTTCATCCCGGGCAGCCCCACGGGCGCCGAGACGAGCATGGCAAAACGCATGTTTCCAACCATGAATTGACGAGGAATCCGCAATGGCAACTCTTGCAGCAAACAACCCGACGTTGATCGACGTCTCCAAGCGTCTCGACCCCGATGGGAAAATCGACACCATTGTCGAGCTCCTGGCGCAGTCGAACGAAGTGCTCACCGACATGAGCTGGGTCGAGGGCAACCTCCCGACCGGCCACAAGACCACGGTCCGCACGGGTCTCCCCACCCCGACCTGGCGCAAGTTGTACGGCGGCGTGCAGCCCAGCAAGTCGACCACCGCGCAGATCACCGATTCCTGCGGCATGCTGGAAGCCTACGCGGAAGTGGACAAGGCCCTTGCCGATCTGAACGGCAACTCCGCCGCGTTCCGCCTCTCGGAGGACGCCGCGCACATCGAGAGCATGGCCCAGGAGCACGCGAGCACGCTCTTCTACGGCAACGAGGGCTCGGAGCCGGAGGCCTTCACGGGTCTCGCGCCGCGCTACAACTCGCTCTCCGCCCAGAACACGGACAACATCATCGACGCCTTCTCGGGCTCAGGTGGTGATTTGACCTCGATCTGGCTCTGCGTCTGGGGTCCCCAGACCGGCTTCGGCATCTACCCGAAGGGCTCGCAGGGCGGTCTGCAAATGTCCGACAAGGGCCAGGTGACCATCGAGAACGTCGATGGCTCGGGCGGTCGGATGGAAGGCTACCGCACCCACTACCGCTGGGACGCGGGTCTGGTCGTGCGCGACTGGCGCTACTTCGTGCGCATCGCGAACATCGACATCTCCGAGCTCGGCACGATCGCCAACACCAAGAACCTGATCAACTGGATGGTGCAGGCGACCGAGCGGGTGCCCTCCTTTGGCAAGGGCCGCGCCGCGTTCTACATGAACCGCACGCTGCGCGAGAAGCTGCGCTTGGGGATCCTCGAGCGCGTGAGCTCCAACCTCTCGTGGGAGACGGTCTCCGGCAAGCGCGTGATGACGTTCGACGACATCCCCGTGCGCCGCACCGATGCGTTGATCAACACGGAGACCCGCGTGACCTGATGGTTGCGCGACTACCTCCCCCCATTTTCAGAGGATTGCATCATGATTCTTGATGAGCGTACTGAGTTCTGCGATGCCACGGCACTGAACACCGGTGCTGCCGGCAGCTACCTGATCGGCGATGTCATCGATCTGGGCATAGGCCGCGATCTGGGCGGTGACATGGCCGAGTACCTGGTGATCACGGTCGACACGACCGCGACCTCCGGCGGTTCGGCCACGGGGCAGTTCAACCTGGTCACCGATGACAACGCCGGGTTGTCCTCGCCCACGGTGCTGGTGTCCTCGCGCGCATTCCCCGTCGCCAGCATGACCGCCGGGTCGGTGCTCTTTGCCATGCCGCTACCCGTGGAAGGCGTGGCCTACGAGCGCTACATCGGCATCCAGCAGGTCACCGGCACGGCGGCATTCACGGCAGGGAAGGTGAACGCCTTCATCACGCCCGATGTCGCTCGCTGGAAGGCCTACGACAGCCCCGCACAGGCCTGATAGGTAGGTAGAGCCCATGAAGCGCGTCGTTGCCACGTCGATGGGATTCTTCGAGGGTCGGCGCGTCCGGCCCGGCGAGGAGTTGCACGTGCCCGAGGGCTTCAAGGGCTCCTGGGTGGCGGCAGTCGGGGATCCGGCTGCCGTCGCACCCAAACCTAAGCCCGCGCGCGAGCCCCGGACCCTCTCGGAGATCGGGCGGGCACCGGTCAAGATCGCCTCTGATCTGGCCTAAGCGTGGCCACCGTCGCGCCGGTCACGAGCTTCCCGTTCGAGACCTCGCTCGATGTGGCGGTCACGACCTGGGGCGCACTGGCACAAGACGATGACGGGGAGCCGGTAAGGCTCGCCGTGTACTCCGATCGCTCGATCCAGGTGCTCGGCACCTTCGGGGGCGCGAGTGTGACGATCGGGGGATCCAACGACGGCGTGACCTATCACGCACTCACCGACACCTCGGGCACAGCGCTCACGCTCACCACGGCCTGCCTGAAGCAGATCGTGGAGTTGCCCGTGTTTCTGAAACCGCGCGTCTTTGGCGGTAACGGCACGACAAATCTCACCGTCGTGCTGGCCGGCCGGCGATCGATCTGAGGGTGCAGAGGGATGGACACGGAGGCGATCGTTGCGGGACTGGTGATGGCGGTGCTGGTCTCCATCGTCACCGGCGCCATTGCCGGCAACGTGGCCTCCCAGAGAACCATCGCCGCACTGATCGTGCACATCGATTACTTGCGCTCGCACATCGACCGGCACGAAGAAACCATCTCACGAGCCCACCGTCGCATCGACGACCTTGAGAAGCGGGGATAAGCATGGCCACGTACAACCCTTTCCGAGACTTCAGCGAGCAGTTGACTCGCGGCGTGCACGACTGGGACGCGCACACCTTCAAGATCGCGTTGACCAACACGGCACCCGTCAACACGCAAGCGTCGCTCGATACGGTCACCAACCATCCGCCGCCCTCGGCCGCGAACGGCTACACCGCAGGCGGCACGGCCACGACGATCTCCATCGCGGAGGTCACGGGCACCACCACGGTCTCCGGCACGCAGGTGGTGTTCACCGCCACGGCAGGGGGCATCGGGCCGTTTCGCTACGCCATCCTCTACAACGACACCGCCACCTCGCCTGCCGATGCCCTGGTCGCCTGGTGGGACTACGCCTCCTCGATCACGCTCGCTGACACCGAGACCTTCACGGTGAAGTTCAGCAACACCACGCCCGGCGCGATCTTCACACTGGCGTAATCGGGGGCTCGCATGGCTGATAATTTTCCCGTCACGCCTGGCACCGGGCGCAACGTCGCCTCGGATCAGGTCACCTATTCGGGCGACACTGCAGACGTGCAGCTTGTGCGCGTGGTCAACACGACGGGCGCAGAGGGCTCGCGGGTCGTCACCGACAAGCCAGTTTTTCAGACCGAAGACGTCGCGCACGCTGACGGGGATTTGGGCGTCCTGATGATGGGCGTCAGGAATCACACCACTGGCTCAACAGCGGACGGCGATTATTCTGCGATAAGCGTGTCGAGCACTGGCGACCTGCACACCATCGCGCGCCGTGATGTGGTGCGAATCTCTGTCGCGGTCGCCGGAACCAGCACTACTGCGTACGCGGCGGGCGACCAAGTCGGCACCATGTGCACGCTCGCCAACGCGGCGCGGATTTCAGGCGGAACCGGGATGATCGTGGGTGTTAGCCTTCAGGGCTACAATGACGCGATGGGCGCATTTGATGTCGTTTTCTTCGACAATTCAGCCGTGACGCTTGCAGCGGATAACGCTGCATTCAACCTCGCCACAGATGCTGACGTTTTGGAGTCTGTCGCGGTCGTGCAGCTCTCTGGCGCGTACGACCTCGGCGCTAACCGGATCGCGCAGGCGTTCAACTTGGCCGTGCCGTTTTTTTGCTCGGGTAGCACGTCGCTCTACGCTGCGCTAATAACGCGCGCCGCTTTCACAAACGCATCCGGCGATACGTTGCAGCTTGTGGTGTATGTCGAGCGTAACTGATGGCCTATACCTTCGGCGCACTAGCCTCTGACGACATCACTTTTACATTCGGGTTAACCCTCGGCGCGACAAACCGCGCTCAGCTAATTGCGGGTTGGTGGTATCCGACGACGCTCACAGCAACGCGGGGCCTTTGGTCGGCCGGTAACGTTATGGGCGCTGAAATTGCGGCCACGACAAGCGAGCTTGTACTCAGAACGGATAACACGACTGACGGGCAGTGGACGACTACCGGTGCAAATCTGGTGGTCGATCAATGGCGATTTCTTGCGTTTTATCTGACCGCAACAAACACCCCTGCTGCCCAGTGGCGCGTGTGGTCGGGCGACCTGCAAACACCGCCAGCAGCCTGCACGATCACGGTGAACACTGCGCCGGTTGGCAATTTCGTTGGAAACACGAGCTTTTACGTCGGCAACAAAGGTACTAGCACCACGCAGGCGTTTCAGGGTGCTGTTGGAAACGTGGCGGGCGCTGCACTGGGCAATGCCGCGCCTCCCCTAGGTATCTTCAATAGCACTAACTTCGGTCAATTAAACGCCGAGCAAGAGCTTTGGATTTATCAAAACTACGTTCTCCCATACTGGCTCGGCGAGGCATGGCCGAGAGCGATGCAGGACACCTCCTACGGTGGCGGGGGCAACGTAGCCGCGTTTTTTATGGACATGGACTGCACTCCATCCCCACGGGTTTGGCAGTTTTCTAGCGGAACGGCGGCGACGTTTTTGGCGCCAGCAGTCAGCGGTGCAACTAAATCCTTGCTTCGCTCGCCAATCGGCAACGGGAGCCTGAAAACCTCAAAGCAGATAGTCGTGAGGCGCTGATCCATGTCGCTCCTGCTGCTGTTCAAATCCAGCGGCAGCCCTACCGCGTTCACGCTGGATGCCTCCCCTGGCAGCCTGAGTGTTTCCGGCCAGAGCGCCGCTACGCTTGCCGCCCGCAGTCTGAGCGCCGCCTCTGGCAGTTTCACGATCACCGGCCAAGCCTCCACCCTGGTCACGACGCGCAGCGTCAACGCCGCAGCCGGCAGCTTCACGATCTCGGGCCAAGCCGCCACCCTCACCTACAGCGGTGCCGGCGCGCTTGCACTGGCCGCCGATGCGGGGAGCTTCTCGCTTACCGGATCGGCTGCCACGCTTCTGCGCGGCCTCTCGCTGAACGCCGCCGCCGGCACCTTCACGATCACGGGGCAGGTGGCGGCCACTACGGCAACCCGCGCCCTTTCCGCCGACGCAGGCGCGCTCAGCATCACGGGGCAGGGCAGTACCCTCAGTGTTACCCGTGCGCTCAGCGCCGACGCGGGCACCTTAACGCTCACGGGCCAGGGCGCCACGCTCCTGCTCGAGCGCCGCCTGATCGCCTCTGCGGGCGCGCTCACCCTCTCAGGGCAAGCCGCCACGCTCTTCAAGACCTCCACGGTGCCCGACCCCGCCGACGTGCGCGAGGGCGTGGTCTACGGCCCTGGCGGGATCTACACCGGCACGCTCAAGGTCGGTGCCGGGCAGGTGTGGCTGCGCCGGCGCTAGCGTTGTATCCGTGAGACCTCCTGTACGCCCATAGACTTTCCGTCATCAGGAGACCCTCCTCATGGCGTCGATCGTCCAGATTTGCAACATGGCCCTCTCGCACATCGGCGCGGGGCCGCTGATCTCCAGCATCTCGCCGCCCGACGGTTCGCTCGAGGCGGGCTATTGCGCGACGTTTTACGACATGGCCCGCACCGAGTTGCTGGAGCCCGGCAACTGGGCCTTTGCGCTGAAGCGCGCCGAGCTCGCAACCGTCACCAACCCGAGCTCCGCCTGGGTCTATGCCTACGCGCTGCCTTCTGATTGCCTGCGCGCACTGCGCATCCTGCGCCCCGCCGTGGCCGTGACGGTGTTCAATCAAGACGAGGTGGCCCTGCGCCAGGACGACCGTGACGGGGCACCCTTCGACATCGAGGGCCAGGTGCTCTACAGCGATCAGGAGGAGGCGACACTGCTCTACAGCGTGGACGTCACGGACTCCGCGCGCTTCACGCCGAGCTTCGCCGCCACACTCTCCTATCTCCTGGCAAGCTACCTCGCAGGCCCCATCATCAAGGGCAACGAGGGCGCGCGCGTGAGCGATGCGATGCGAAGCCGTGCGATGAACATGGCAGATGTCTCGCTCGCGAGCGCCGCCAACGCCTCCAGCGCCGAGGTGTTCGTCACCTCTAGCATCCTGGCCGCCCGCGCGTGACCAACAAGGTCCTGCTGCGATCCTTTGCCGGGGGCGAGATCACGCCCGAGCTAAACGGCCGCCTCGATCTGGACAAGTACCAGACCGGGCTCACGCTCGCGCGGAACTTCATCACGCTCCCCCACGGCCCGGCTGCCCGGCGCCCCGGCACGCGCTTCATCAACGAGGCCAAGAACAGCACCTCCCGTGTACGCCTGATCCCCTTCCAGTTCAGCGCCACGCAGACGGTCGTGCTCGAGTTCGGTAACCAGTACATCCGCTTCCACGTGAACGGCGGCACGGTGCTCGAGAACACGGTCGCGATCGCCTCGATCGCCGGCAGCACCGTCAACACCACGGGCGCCCACGGCTACGCGACGGGCGACTGGGTCTACATCGGCACCCGGTTCTTCAAGGTCACCGTGGTCGACGCCGACACCTTCACGACGACCGATCTGTGGGATGTCGCCACCCCCGCATCCGGCGCCACCGCCGCGCGCGTGTACACGCTGGCGAGCCCGTACCTGTCGGGGGATCTCACCACCCTCGCGTTCGCGCAGAACGCCGACGTGGTCACACTCACGCACCCGGCCTACGCCGCGCGCGAGCTCTCGCGCCTGGGCGCTGCCGACTGGACGTTGACCACGATCGACTTCGCGCCCCCGACCCTCGCACCGGCCACCGTTACCGCGACGCCCACCACACCCGTGGGAGGTGTCAACACGGTCGCATCCTATGTCGTCACCGCCGTGCAGGCTGACGGGGTGACCGAATCCCTGCCCTCGGCCGTGGCCACCGCCTCAAACGATCTCACCAAGCAGGGCAACTTCAACACCATCGCCTGGAGCGGGGTGGCGGGCGCCTCGCGCTACAACGTCTACAAGCTCCGTGGTGGCATCTACGGGTACATCGGACAGATCATCGCCGACACCTCGCTCGGCTCCACGATCACCTCCATCTCGCGCAGCGCCGGCAGCGCGGTGATCAACATCACCACCGCCGCCGCCCACGGCATCACCTACGCACTGCTGAAGCGCGTGTACGTGGCCGGCACCGGTGTGCCCTCGCTCGACGGCACGTTCTATCTGACGACCGTGCCGGCCGCGAACCAGTTGACCCTGTTCTCCTACGCCAAAACCGCGGCCTCCGCCACGCAGGGCACGGCAACCGACGTCTCAACGACCAGCGCGCTGT